ATGGCGAATTGCACATATTACCATACCCAGCCATTGTTCCAGTTGATGAGGTTTTGGAGTGGAAAACAAATGTATTTGAGTCTGTTGACGGAACAGAGGAGAGGATTCAGTTGCGTTCCATGCCAAGACAGTCTTTTTCTTGTTCAATATCAGTTACCTCAAAAAACATACAAGAGTCATTTAATTCGATAGATAAGTTTTTGAGGGAAAAGTGGGCAATACCTATTTGGACTGAAGTGCAGTATGTTGGAGAAATCAACGAAACCAGCAAAGAAATAAACTGCGTAACATCTTATTATGATTTAAGAAATAACTCTTTGGCTATGCTGTATGATGCCAGATGCGGTAATTGGCAAGTGATTGAGATTGATACAGTTAAGCCAAATTCTATTGTGTGCAAGGGCAATTTTAGTTACATGAAGAGAGCTTGTTTGATGCCAATACGAGTCGGATACATTGTAGGGGATGTAACCAAGGAGACGAACTATTCATACGAAACATACAAAGTAAGTTATTTTGTTGATGATAATTTATATTTAGATGGCCATGTACCTAATCAATATTTAGGGTATGATGCTTATGTTAAAGAACCTGTTTTTGGGTCAAGTATGACCACGAAAACATTCAACATGAATGATTATATAAATGACAATGCAACTGGTGTTGTGAGTAGATATACTCCATTAAAGATGGTAAAATACTACTCTATCTATGGAGCTTTTGCTAGCAACGCACAAGAGGTTCGTGAGTACAAGTTATTTCTGTACAGAATATGCGGTATGCTAACGTCATTTTGGTTGCCAACTTTCGAGGTTAATTTTAGAAAGTCATCGACAGGATATTTGACAAATAAAATAACCGTAAAAGATGATGGATATTTAAATAATCAATTTCGTAAAAACGTTGGTATCGAATTAAAAGGCAATGTCTGGGTTTTTGCGAAAATAACACAGGTCGAAGCAATTGCTGGAGGCGATGTAGAAATTACATTAGACAAAGATATTAACTCAGATTCAGCAGATGTTCTTAGAGTAAGCTATATTGGTTTGTATCGGTCTATATCAGATAGCTTCCAGTTAAAATGGAGCGGTAATAACGTCATGCAGTCTGAATTTGGCATAGTGGAGATAGAGCAATGAAAAAGATGAAAGAGCTGTACAAGTTTACACTAGGAAGCACTGTTTGGTGCTTTACTAGCGGAGATAGCAAAGAAAATTATGATGGAAAAACATACCTTCCAGTTGCAATTGATAGAAGCGAAATAGAATCAAAAAATGAGATGTCTAAAGAAACTTTAGATATAACCATAGACAAAAAAAATGAGTTTGCACGTAAATGTTTACTGGAAAATATTTACAATGAAGTTAAGCTAGAGCTGTTTATCAAAGAAAATGATATTTTTAAAACAGCATGGACTGGACGAGTTTCTATTGTGAAGCCTGGACAAGGTGTGATTGTTCTTGTCTTTGAAAGCAACATGACGGACTTGAGGAGGGTTGGTGGCAGAAGAAAAGCACAGCGAAATTGTGACCACGCTCTTTATGGCTCAAGATGCAAAGCGAATAAAGAGAATTTCTTTGTTACTGGTACTATAAAATCTTTTTCAAAGTCATCGTTAGTTATTTCTGAATGCGCAACAAAGGAAGATTATTATTTTTCTGGTGGCGAGGTTTTATTTAGCGATGGTTTCTCTGTTTTTGTTGAGAAACATATTGGAGATAAGATTTACTTAATTAGAGATACGGCATCTGCCAAAATAGGCGAAACAGTAAAAGTTTATGCTGGATGCGACAAAGGTTTATTGACTTGCAATAATAAGTTTAATAACATAAATAACTTTGGCGGTCTTCCTTATATGCCAACAAAAAATCCTTTTGTTGGAGATTCAATATATTGATAAATAGAAAGGATTGTTATGTGGATGGTTTGGGCTGCTGTATTTATCGCAGCATTATTTTATGTATCTAAGGCAACACCTAAGTCAGACCAAAACGGAATCGAGGCAGGTAAGCCTGAAATGCCAACTGCGAGTGAAGGTGTTGACGTACCCGTTGTGTTTGGCACTGTTCAACTTAAAACATATAATCTTGGCTGGTGGGGCGATGTTGCTGTAGAGCCAGTAAAAGAGAAAGCTGGTGGAAAATGAGCGATATTGTTATTGTGAAGATGCACCACGTAAGACAGTTACACTGTTCCAGGGGTGCTAGAGAATTTTGTAAGCAAAATAACTTAGATTGGACATCATTTTTAAACAATGGTATTGAATCTGATATTTTAGAAAGAACCAACGACTACATGGCACTTCAAGTTGTTGAAATTGCAAAACAAGAGGCAATAAATAATGGGTAGCTCTAAATACCAAACAGTTGGATATAAGTATTTTATGGGCATTCATAAAGTTTTATGTACTGGCCCAGTAGACAAAGTAATGCAAATTACCATAGACGATAAAGTCGCATGGGAAGGTCTTGCCAATGAAAACACTGAAATAGATATTAACAAGCCAGATTTATTCGGTGGAAAATCTGTAGAAGGTGGCTTTGTAGGTAAGATAGATATTGCTATGGGCGGTGATGCTCAGCAACAAAACCCATATCTAGTCGAAAAGGTTGGTGATTTAGTTCCTGCGTACAGAGGGGTGCTAAGTGCCATACTTAAGCACGTCTATTATGCTATGAACCCACAAATAAAGAATATTTTTTACAAGGTTAGTAGAATACACACCAAAGAGCATGGCAAAAAGCAATGGTACGATGAAAAAGCAGAGATAAAGTATTCTGGTTACGAAAAAGATAATTTAGATGCTGGATTGACCATGAACTCCAGTGGTTGGTCTTATAAAATGTATCATGGCAGTGAAAATGGAATGTATGATAGTAATATTTACGTAACTGGAACGCCTTATGCGGATTTTAGCAATATTAACGATATACCAGAGGATTGGCATCATAACTCCGTAATGACTTTTTCCGATAAAAACATGGATTTTAAGAATGATTTTCTTGGAGCTGACAAATTTGGAAGACAAAGACCATTTCTTATATATGGAACACCTACTTTAGCGCCACATAAACTACCACCTCCTTCTGTATATGGCTACCCAGAGCGCAGTAATACTGTCTGCAAGTATGAGATATGGAAAAATCAATCAACAGGTACAGCCATAAGCTGTGTAATAGGGAAAGAATTTTATTTTTACGGTGATTTGGACAAAGGCTTTGAGCTGGAAGTTTATTCTCCATTTACCTATAGATTCTGGATAAATCAAGTTTTTTATGCGCCAACTTCACCTGTGCAACCAAACACCAATTTTATACCTGGCGTATCGAAGTTAACTATAAAAAGATATTTAAGAGACCCTCTAGATCCAGTTTCACCATCTAATCCTTGGGTAGGTTTAAAACTTGGTAGAAATTTAATTTTCTTTGACTTATCAAATACAAATAGCTCATATGGAGCTGTAGAGCCATTCTATTTTTCATGCAATGGAATTATAGAAACAAGCGAAAACAGCAATCCAGACATGAACCCTGCTCACATAATAAGGGAGTGCTTAACTGAATCTTGGGGTTTGGGATACAGTGACGATGTTATTGATGAAGATTCCTTTAGAAAGGCTGCTGATACTCTCTACAAAGAAAGGCTAGGCATATCAACAATATTAGATACCCAAGTTGAAATAAAGGATTTTTTAAATACAATATATCAGCATATTAACGCAACACTTTATACAGATAGAAATACAGGCAAATTCGTATTAAAGCTAATAAGAGACGATTACGATGTAGATGACCTATTGGTTTTGAATGAAAAAAATGTAAGGTCTGTATCTGATTATTCTAAAGTAATGGCAACTGAATTAACAAACTCTGTTACTGTTACTTATACTAACGCATCAATTTATGAGCCTTCAACAATTACCGTTCAAGATATTGCATTGCAAAATAGCAACGGAGGTAGCGTTGTTTCTGTTGCGAAAAACTACGAAGGATTCACAAACCCAGATGTCGCATCTAGAGTAGCGCAAAGAGACCTAAAGACCTTATCGTCCCCAATTGTTTCCTGTAGCATTGAAGCTAGTAACGTTGCAGGAAGCTTGAATGTTGGTGATTGTTTTATCTTGGATTGGCCTGAGTACAGTAATGATAGTATGGTCATGAGGGTTAACGCCATAAATTATGGTAGCTCAAAGGATTATTCTGTAAAAATAAAGTGCCTTCAAGATGTATTTAAAGAAAGCGATACTTCTATTAGTAGCCCAGACAAGCCAATTTGGGAAAATCCTATTTCTGACCCTAAGCCAGCAACGCCAACAGTTGCTTTTGAATTGCCATACTTTTCTCTTGCTCGTCAACTTGGTCAAGATAATGTAGATAACGCTTTAAATTCTAGGCCAGATATTGGCTACGTTGGTTGCGCTGGTGGTAGACCGTCTTCTGATGCTATAAATGCAAAGATGTACATAAACCACTCAGCAACAGCATATAGTCAATCTTCATCATTGGATTTCATGCCAACAGCTAAGCTAGCTGAAGCGGTTACAGAAATGACAACCGTGTTCAAAATAAAGAATGGCGTTAACTTAAACTTAGTTGAAGTTGGCAATTTCTTGCAAATAGATAACGAAATAATTGGAATCGTTTCAATAACAACAACTGAAGTTACTGTAAAACGAGGTTGTTTAGATACGATACCTGCCAAGCACAATTTAGATGGTTACTTGATGTTCTGGGAGAATTATGCTGGCTACGATACGACTGAATTTGTAACAAATGAGGTTATTAATGTTAAAATATGCCCTATCACATTGCGTGGCGAGCTTAATATTGACTTAGCCCCTGTAGATACTGTAACTATAAAAGGAAGGGCTTATCGGCCATATCCGCCAGCTAATGTTAAGTTTAACGGTCAGTACTTCCCTGAATACATAAAAGGTGAGAAAATTACCGTTACATGGGTTCATAGAAACAG